AATAACCATTCTTTAAATCTTTGTTTTAATGTTCGTTTTCTCATAACTGCTTTTTCCAATCGTGCTACGTTCCTTCCGCTAGACATCTTTGCGGTTGCGTATACTTGTCCGTATTGACTCATTTCTTTTTTCCTTCTGCTTCTGCTACACGTTTACGCAAACTTGAACTACTAAAAGAATGATCTCGTCCATTATATACAATTTCAATTCCCCGGCTATTACAGATCTGTTTACCCGTAAACTCTTTGTCTGCGTATTCTACACCTAATATTCTAACATCTACAGGTAAAATAAGCAAGAGGTCTTCTAGATCTTTTTCGGTTTGATAAACAACAACTTCGTCCACATTACGATTTGTGCTTAGTTGAATTTGTCTTTCTACAATACTTTGGATTGGAGGATTTTTATTCCCTGGGCGGTCAATAGTTGGATCAGTTTGTAGTGCGGCAATCAAATAATCGCAGTGGTTCTTTGCTTCACTTAGCATAGCAACATGGCCTGCATGAAATAGATCAAATGTTGAAAATGTAATGCCTACTTTTTTACCTGACTCTTTTAATTCTTTAATTTTATTAAAGATCATACCAGTTCCTCAACAATGCCTAGAATTTCTGCCATTATAAAACACACACCTGCCATTAACAAATTACCGGTAATCAAACAGCCACCTGCTACAATACGAATAGCACTCTTTACAAGGCTGACATAAAAATGTCCCTTGCTTGGGTCTTTTGGTTGTATTTCAATTTCCACGTTTGAAAAGTCCTTTAATTGATTGGAATAGATTATAATATCTAAAATGATAGTTAGTTAGCATTGGCGGATGCATAGGGCACCTTCCTTGGTTATAGTCGCATGATGGACTATATTCTTTATTACATGTTTTACAGTTCATATTAATTATTTTCTGAAAGATATTTGATGACTTTTTTCTTATCTTGTTCCCGAAGCCATTCGTCTTCGCCTACATAAGTAGGACATCGTTTTAATGCATCTTCTAAGATATATTTTATTCTATATAAATCCTGCTTGTAGCCCCAACCTACAAATCCATCGTTGTATGGACTGGTACATTCATATGCGGCCCTATTAATTTGCCCTGCTATATCAGTAACATTTATTTGAAGTTTATGTCCCATAATTTATACGTAAATTATTTCGTCAAAGCCTTCTTCTTTTGTAGGCTCTTGATAATGTTCAATCATGATTTTTATAACATCCGGAGGTATTACTTTACCCGGTCTACTATCAAGCCTACGCTTTAACTCTTGAGGGTCCGGAATAGGGAATACTACGGCTACCATTTTGTATTCTGGCAATAGCATATTGAATTTCCTTGTTCTACTGGCAATAGTAGTGCTAGTCTGATCCCATATGATATCTTTTCCTTCTTTCTTGGCATCGATAACATCGTTGATCATTTTTGCAAGAGCCGCTTGCATTGAACCATTAAAGACTTCTGAATATGTTTTACCTTGTTTGATGGCTTCTTGATCGACAGTTTTATCTGTGCTAATGAATGAGGTCTTACTCCAGTCAGTATCTTGATGTCCAACCCATGTAGTTTTTCCGCTACCAGGAATTCCCACCAGTATGTAGGCAGTTGGCATTATAGATCTCCAGCTTTTCGATTCTCTGAATAATAAGGATCAAACTCTCCGCCCGGATAACGAGCTTTAAGTTTGTTTACGTTTTCTGCAATTACTTCATTAGGATCTAATCGTAATGCTCGGCAAGCATTAATCCAATACCACATTACATCTCCTAATTCACGTTTCATATGAAATAGATTTTCTTCAGTAAGTGGTTTACCTTGAAAGAGAATTTTTTTAGGAATTTCAATAAATTCGCCACCTTCTGCCGCAAGTCCCAGGCATGCAGTTATTAATAACGGAACATTAATGTCAGGGCCGTGTTCTCCGTCCCCTATATAATTCCCATCTAACTCATCCATGCGATTCATGAATGTTGTAAGATCGTTGCTTTCTTTACTGGTTACAGCTTCTACAAAATCTTGATATTTGGTTAAGTCAATTTGATTATTCATTTGGTACATTAATGTTAAGTGCGCCCACCGTAACACGTAATGCATCATCTGGTGGTTCATCGCTTACACATAGTATAGCATTATTATCTGCTAAACGTATATCAATTTTTTCACCGTTTTCTGTTTCGTACACGTGACCTCGGCTCCATCGTCCGTGTTCAAGTAAAATCCATTGACCAATGGATACTTCTTTTTGTTCTGGCCCTACAGCAAACACCTTGCCCCATCGAGGATGAATTCCGGAACTTTTGCCGTCATCACTATGTAGGAAAATTCCGCCTTTAGTTTTTTCCATACCAAAGTTCATATCTGAAATTAGTACTTTGTCACGTAACGGTTTTAATGTTCCTTTGATAGTCATTTAGTATCCTTGACTTTGTTTTTGTTTTGAGGTTGTTCTACAACTTCGGCTTTTTTTGGTGAATTAATTTTAACTTGAGTTAATGATATTTCTTCTTCAGATACTGTTCGGGGATCATTATCGTAGTACTCTGCTAATACAGATTCTCTAGTCTTGATAATTTTTCCATCGGGGCCTAATTCGTCTCCTCTAGCATTTACTCTAACATTTCCCACAGCGGGCATGGTCTCGTTCCTTGCCATTAACTGTTCCATATCAATTTCTTTGCCCTGCATTGTTCTATAAATTCGTTTCATGATTTCTCCTTATTTTAGGAATTCTTTAATATCCAGCTCGTATTTGATACTGTCTATTTTATGAACGCCTATTAAGTACAGCACATAACTGGCTACACTACTGCCTCGCCCTACGCCCCATACTATTTTGTTTTCACGCATTGTGTCAACTAAGTATTTAAGGTACTTTAACAAGGTGATCATATTATGTTGGGCAAATAGATTTAATTCTTCTTTTACCCTAGTGTACGCAACAATATCTGGCGCCTGCTCTATTACCCAATTTTCAATATCAAAGGTTTTGTAGTTTTCAGGCATGTGCCAAATATCTTGTCTAAGATTATCAGCAAATTCTATAGTGTAATTGGGCTCACTATATTGATCTATTTTTGGAATGTGATCTGCATTGGCGTCTACAGATGTATTAAATTGATCTACATCGATGTTATTTTTAATAAACACATTGTTAAAATCTTGTAGTCGTCCAGAATACAAAGATTCAAATGCTTCATTTGTATCTAAAATTACATTGCCATATTTGTCGATGTTCATACTGCTATTGTAACAGAGCAGATTATAAATGTCAATTAACTTTGATTAAATCACCAAGGTCTTTGTTTTGATCGTTTTTGGTTTTTGTCAACAATGCTTGACTTCTTCTAAGTTGCTCTTGTCTAAGAGAATCCAAAATAACAACTATTTGATCACACATTCCGCCCTGACCAAATCTTGCCGCGGCGTGATACTTTTGGGAAAGTTCGATGATCCTTTTTTCTAATTCAGCATCTTTTAATGTTGATGGATCAGATAGTAACGGATGATACATTGGTTAAAAAATAATATTTTCTGAGGATAGCTCAATCGACGTTATACTATCGGCGATAATTGTCGGGACTTCGGGCCATTCGATATTAACAGGAAACCCCGATTGCTGAGGTACGTTTAATAGTGCTGTTCTGTAGGTTGCGATATCATCCCGTACCTGACTACTCAAATCGGCCCATCGTAAAGGATTGGATACAATAGCATCTATTTGTAATAACTGTTGATTTCTTTTGAGCCTTGCTTGATCTTGTTGCTGTTGTATGGTTAACTCATTACTGGGTAATATGTATTCAGCTACAGATCCAAATTCTCCAGAGTTAGCTCTCTGATATATTTCTCTACCATGTGCTTCAGTGTCATTGGCACTGGCCACAAAATATACAGATCCCAGTGTATCAAAAGTTACTTGGCATCCAATGTGCAGGCCATTGCTTGACACATACTTACAATTAGTTACGTTACTATAATTCATATTATGCTATCCTTACCCATAAGTATACAGGGTTTCCCACTGACGTGGCAGTAAATGTAGTTCTATCAGCAGTATAATACCAACAGGTATGTATTAGTGCAAGACTTAACCACGTTCCGCTTGTTGGTATATCATCAAATCTAATTGGCATTCCTTCATAGTAAGGAAGTATCGTTGAACCACCTAATGTAAGAGTAGTAGACGGATTTAATGTATATTGTACTGTTGGAGCACCGCTTGGTATAAATCTTCCTACCCTATACAGAGTATCTGAAGTGCTAGTTCCGGGGGTATATATAGTCCCGGTGCTACTAGCCGCTAACACAAAAGAACCAATACTTGAATTATTTGTTGGCGGATAACTGGATATACTGGTACTTGTAAACGCACCTACAACCGTTACATTGCCTGTAAAGTTAATATTGCCTGTAATTTCCATTCCTGTGCCAGCAGTATCTAATCTAAACGTAGATATTGTGCTAGTTGTATTATTGGGTGATTTTGCAAATCTAATATAATTTGATGAACCGCTGTCACCAAATGTTCTAAATGTGTCTAACGTTAGATTTGTAAAATTATTATTTCCACCGTAAATATACGCACCTACTTGATTAGTAGCAGTAGAGCTAACGTAGACCAATTTCATGCCCGGCAAATTAGGGGTAGGATTTGATGCACCGACGCTTAGGGTACCGGCATATTTTCTATTACCATACAATGTAGAATTTAAAGTGAGTGTTGGATTTCCGTACGTACCAGAAAATATCACATCTCCTGATTGTGTAATAGGAGCAGTTGTTCCGGAGTTAATACCGACAGTTCCATTAGAAATTACATTCCCGCCTACCCAAAGGTCACCTGCAATACCAACACCGCCGGCAACAGTTAATGCACCTGTATTAGTAGAATATGCAGGAGTTGTGTTACTAAGGAAACTAGGTTCGATTAGATCTGCTTTATTAGCATACAATTCGTTAATTTCAGTTGTTGCCTGTGCCAGTGCAATCTTGATAGCACCAAAATTAGTTCGAAATCCTTGACTATCATTATCTCGTCCCGGGATAGGATAGGTTGCA